ATGCTCCGTATTGATGTTATTTTCAGCAGAAGCCAAAAAGAGATGATGCCGCCAGGCACATTTGAGGCGCTGGAAAAAGAAATTGATCGAAAGCTTCGGGCTCAGTATCAGGATATGAACGTTCGTATTGCGTGGGGAACCAATGCGGCGATGTCAGTAACCGGCGGGAAAAATGATAAAGATAATAAAAAAATAAAAGAGATACTGCAGGAGATTTTTGAGGATGGCAGTTGGGTGCCTGAAACGGCAGACGCTTCTGATGATGTAGAATATTTTGATAAGTAGGTAATTGCCGCGCCGGACATCCACCAGCGCGGCTTTGTTTTACTGATCTGAGTCTCCGGTCTGCTCTGCTGCTTCCTGCGCCTCACGCTCTGCCTGCTCACGCTCCATCTGTTCAGCCAGTTCACGCTGTTTCACATTCCAGACGGAGCCCTGCGGCATTTCAACACGCACATCGAGGCGGGTTGATTCCGGTAGGTCACACGGTTCGCCGTCCTGCCAGAAAACACGCTCACCTTCCGGGGTGACCTCTTTCAGTCGCCAGTTCTGGAAACGTTCCGGCAAATGAGCATGCTGACGGTGACAGGTTTCGATGATAATACTGCCGTCTTCCTGTACGCGGTCATCGACATAAACCAGCTCAAGGCCGTTATTGTCTTTCGGTACCGAAATACCGCCGTTTACACCCCATGCGCCATCTGAGTTATAACCGAGTATACCGGTGATGTGATATTGGCCGGTGCCGGTACGGAAAACTACTGCTCCTTCAGATTCATCGTTGGTTTCGTAATGGCCATCAGGGTAAATCTGAACGATTGGCGACGATTTTTTATAATATCCGCTACCGTCTACGATATACATATTGGATGTCAACACCCTTACCGATTCCCATGCAGAACCAGTATACCGATGTATCGCCATGTGCGTCGCGCCGTAGTTGGGAAGGACTATCCTTTGTCCAATATCTCCGGAATACCTGGTGGTTATAACGCTTCCAAATCTGTCTTCTATGACAGAAGGGGGATTTTGACTGTTCTGGTCAAATCTATACATACCATTAGGCAAATTGGTGTTAGTGAAATTTGTCATATACGGAGGATAGTCCGCGTATACTGACCCCCATCCGGTTGCCTGCTGAATCCAGGAGCGAGTCGCAACTACGCCGGTGTCATATGGTATCGTCACAATGTGCTGGTTTTCGCCGTTAGCCTGCCGATACACAATGCTAAGCATTGATGCTGTACCCGCATGAGGATTTGTCTCCAGTCGCACATAGCGGCCATCGATCTTTACTAAATCCAGTCCGGTATATTCTCCGTCACTAAAGCAGCGGGTGGAGCCATCCGAAATCAACGCAAAACGATATCTGTCTGTGACGGTGTCTTTAAAACCGACTGTTCCCCCGTTTTCCAGTTGAACAACATTCCTTTTGTTTGGACTTTGTACGCGGGTAACAGCAGAATTTGGCTTATACAACATCTCCCCGACCCATTCCCTCGAAGCCAGCCCTTTTACATCCTCCAGTGTCACCTTCTGCCCGTTCGGCAACTCAATTTCCACCTGGCCGGTGTCTGTCATCCACTGTTGCATTGCCCGGAGAAAGTAAACGATATAGCCCTGATTGGCTGACATGGTGCGGGCCGCATCTGAAATTGTGTCCGGTACCGTGGTGGCGATAGAGTATTTCGCGCCGCTGAGCGTTACCTGGGCATTGAATGACAACACCAGTTCGGTATCACTGTTTACCGCGCGGATCATCATACTGACCGGTGCTGTGCCGTTCTCAATACTGATAAGCTGGCCGGGTGCCACGCCGTGAATGTTCTTTTTCCACTGTGTACCGGTGCCGGTCACAATCGGTGAACCGGCGTTAATGGCTATGGTGCCGTCTGTGTAAATCATGGGGTTTCCTTAAATTTCAGACGAAAAAAAACCGCCGGAGCGGTTGTTGGAGGAGATTATTTATTTTGATTTTAGTTTTGCGGGTCGAAGTAAGCGACGGTAACGCCAATAATCAGTCCTCTGTACCCTTGCCTTTAACACATGTAATTTTGTCAAATGCATCCATACGGATCCAACCATGTAACCCCAGGACAGGATCACCTGTGCTGAAAAACCGTTTACTGTCCGGTGCATATTTTGTCAGCTTAGCTGAGTAATGTCGGTTATCCAGCCCCTCAAACATATGCCCGGTGCAATCTACTGGTTTGGTGTATACGTTATGGCTGCAGGCTGTCAGCGTGGTTATTGCAGCTAATGTGATTAATTTTGATATATTCATTCTTATATCCCCGTTGTATCTATTATCATTATATATAGCGGTATATCACATGATTCAAAAGATTGTGACGCATGCGGTCTGGAATACGTATCAATCAACAGACGTACTTCCAGTTTAGAACCGTTCATTCGCCAGAAATAAGACTCGAATTCCATATATTCATCATAATTTGTTCTTTTCTGAGCACCACCGCCAAATACAACTGCACAGTTATTACCATTATTAGGCATTGTCATAGACCACATTGTATCAGGCCATAGTTTAAGCCGCTGAACATGCAGTATATTTGCAACGCCCCAGTTAGTATTATATACCACCTGATTGGTTACCGGGTTTATCACAACTATTCCCGTTTTTTGATTACGCACCTTAACAGGAGCATTGCCAAACTCCCAGATTTCTATATTTCCGCCGGGACCGTCGCGGAAAGGCATCGAGACAAAAGCATTGTTATTCGTATTGTCAAACGCCTGACCGCCTATTCTGACCCAGAATGATGCTCTGGCTGCGATCATTTGTGTGTTCGGATGAACTCTGGTCGGGAAATAAACCTCTTTAATGGTTCCCTGTCCGGCATCCTGCACTTTCGGACAATGAAACGACTGCTTTCTGATTAACCCTAACGCTGTATTAGTGCCGTCAATTTGCATCCGGCCGGTGTCACCAAAACATATAAAACCGTGTTTCATGATTTTACACCATATAATATACGCATATAAGTTTCCCTGGCTCTCTGTTCGTCGTTTCGCCTTAAATTACCCTCAAAAATAATAACGCCATTTTCAACCCGGCAATCACACCAGCCATTATGATTGAACCAAAAGCTCGGATTAACCCAGACAAAAATCTCCCCCATAGGGAGCAGATTCCGGTGATCCCAGCTGTATTTGAAATGACCGACCGGTGCAGGATTAATATCATGCCAGCCGACGAATCGACCGAGTCTTTTACCGGAATCTAATATTTTATTACCGCGATCATCATATACAATAATCCCGTGAGACATATTAATACCCCGATATATCACCAATAATGACCGTCAGCCGGTTATTGTCATATACTTTAATACCGCCCGCTGTAATACCGGTACCGTTTGTTGTTGTCCCGTCAAAGAACTCAAATTTATTAGCCTTTGCATCCAGAATAAAACCCTGTTTACCCGGCACATAGTTCTCCGACTGCATTTTGTCAGTGACAACCACACTGTTGAGCCATGCCTGATTAATGAACGCCTCACGCATAAAGACCTGTCCGTCCTTCATGTACATGAACAGATCCATCGATTTTTTTACCGGATTATAAAACGCAAACTGCTGCGCGTTAAACCCGATAAGCGTGTTCACCTGACCACCTTTCAGCTCAGCCCCGATAACCATACCGGCGGAATAATCCTCACCGTTATAACGGATCCGGACTTTCATATCGTGGACCACCGATGCCTGACCGGATGCCATATCCCACTGCGCGCGGATGGAGTTCTGCGCCAGCGCCAAACCATCTTCAGCTTTAACCTGTACCGCGTCCAGTTTCTCTGCAAGTGCCTTCGTTTCCGTGACTGTGTAGTTGCGGACTTCGATGATTTCTGCTTTCATCGCGCCGGTTTCACGCTGCCAGTAACCCCACTGGCCGTATGCGTTGTTGGCGTTGTTGATGATTGCCTCAAAATTATCATCCGCCTGCGACTGCAGGTCTTTGATGATGGCTGAGTCTTCGAGCTCTTTTTGCACAGCGTCGAGGATTTCATCGGCATTACTTTCCGGAATACCACTGGCCTCAACAAATATCGATTTTCCGACCACGTTTACGCTGCGGACATACACATAATAGCGGTGACCTGCTTTCATATTACGTCCCTGCACAATCCACATAGTGCCGTTACCGAGATAAGCGGCCACAGATTCAACGTCGCGGATATCGGCTACCTGTTTATCTGAAAACCAAAACTCATACTGCGCCCGCAGGCTGTTCTGTCCGCCGGAACGCGGAACAATACCGAGACTGAAATAGCCGGGTTCAACTTCAATATAAGAAGGTGGCAGCGGCGGATTGACGGAAAATGATGTACTGGCCGGTTCCCCTTTCTGCCCTCTGTCATTCTGCGGGGTGACTGTCAGCACATAATTACCCTGCGGCATACCACTGAACCGGTAAAACGATTCTTTCGTTACCGCCGTTCCGGCAACACGGTCGCCGATGGTCAGCTTCAGCAGATATTCAACACCGCGCAGGGCATAGGGTGAGTTCCATGATGCTGCTGCCTGCCATGCCTCATTATCACTGCTTATTTCCACAGTAAGATTTTCAACCGGGGGAATAAAACCACCAAGAGGTGTATCCGGCTTCGGTTCAAATACCGCCCCCTTATCCACAATGGCTTCTTTTTCCGGCGCATGCTGAACCGCAGTAACAATAAAGGTTCCGTCACTGTTATCCGCCAGTGACACCGCCCGGAATAACCGGCGGCGCAGTGACGGCAGGGAGAGCGTCCAGACAGAATGTTGTGGTATACCTTCCGGCATCACATCGAGGGTAATCTGATTCGTAGCCGGATAGCCGGTCACTTTGATGGTTTTCGGCAGGCCGGAACCATCGGTGACAATAACATGCGCATCACCTTTGGCCGGTTTTTCTATGTTGCGGTCAAGCAGCAGCGTTTTCTTTTCCGGGTCAACAGACAGAATGCGGCCGCCGATCTGCATATCCACCCAGTCGTTATCCGCAATCTCGAAAATATCACCGGGCGTATGGCGTAATCCTTCCGCACCAATTCTGAATTCGACAGTCTGTGTCTCAAGTTTTTCTGTCATCAGTATCCACAGGCCGTGACGATGTGCCTGGCCGCGGCTGGTACAGCCAAAGGCATCCACACGCAGTACATTCCGGCCGTTCTTTGCCACAGAAACATCATCAGACACCTGCTCCACACTGGTTTTCCAGCCGTTATCCGGATCAATGAAGCGAACCTCAACCACGTTATGACGTGCCTTTACAGGACTGAAACTGTATTCAAACACCCCGTCTGCAACGTTAGCGTTAGTGTATGGCCACACGGAATCAGACGGGCGGTCCTGCACAAATGTCAGAACCTGACCGTTCCACACCGGCATAATCCGCATTGAGGAACACAGCTCACTGATCACATCATAGGCTTTACGCAGATCGGTAATATAGGCATTACAGCGGACGCGCGGCTCTTTACCGCCGAAACCGTCATCCACCTCCTGATCGCAGTACTGCCCGATCATATACAACGCGAATTTATCCACTTCGGCTATTTTCAGGCGCTGCCCCATGCCATAGCGCGGATGTGTCAGCAGATCCCACAGCACCCACGCAGGGTTATCCGACCATGCAGGTTTAAAGGTGCCGTCCCATATACCGGAATACACCCGTGTATCCGGGTTGTAGTTGCCCGGTACCTGGATAATACGGCCCTTAATAAGATAGTTACGGCGCGGGAATTTATTACCGAACTGCTCACTTTCAAATGTCAGTCCGGCGACCGCGGAGCCGGGGTAAGTCTGGTTAATATCAATAAGCTCTGAATAACTCGACCAGACCGTATTGTTCTGAATTTTATCCGTGGTGCTGTCCGGCGTTAACCGGCGCATCCGGACACTGAACGGGGACGGCGGTAAGTTATCCAGAATGACCGCCATCAGGTAAGGGGAGTTGCTGCGCTTGCCGGTGATGGTAACCACTTTTTCCGTTGACCAGACACTGCCGCGCTGGATCTGAATTTCCAGTTGCACCGATGTCGGCACCCTGTCGCCGTTGTCTTTGGATTCCACCAGGGACTGTGTCCCGAACGTCAGCCGCAGGCGGTCGATATACGGTGAGGTGATTGTCCGGGTGACCGGCACGTTATATTTTACCTCGATACCAACCGGTACCTCATTGGCCGATGAAGTGAAGCCATATAATCCGGGCTGCTCCAGTGTTCCGGCTCGCCACTGTGCTGTCATACCATTTACCGTGCTGTTTCCGGATCCGTCAATGACAGGCGTATCATCCAGATACACGCAGGACAAATCATTCACCACATTGTTAATTTCTTCCGGCCCCTCAATCGGACCCTCACTTATCAGGTCAATCAGGGATATTTTCTGCCGTGAACTTAAATCATTCGGTGCCTCATACGGTGTACGCTGCCCGCCGCCGCCCTTTCCCATCTGTTACCTCACTTACCCGCCGTGTTTACCGGCATCAATATTGGTGCCGTCGCTGTCATCCATAATCTCAATGGACTGTGAAATCACCCGCGACCCGCACATAATCCGCCCATAGGCCACAGGTACGGCCACGCCCTGCGCCACGGTATTTTCGAGGTTACTGAAATAGGTATTACCCTTCTCTTCCTCACCCCGCGACATATCCGGCTGTTTCGCTACCGGTGTCAGCATCTGTGCCACACCGCCCAGCATCATGGCCGCACCGGCCGACATCAGCGCCCCGCCGATGGCCCAGCCGCCGGGGTTCCACCATCCGATTGCCAGCACAGCAGCACCGGCGATAAACTGAAATACCCCGCCGCTTTTCGCCCCTTCAATACGCGGGACGATGTGAACGACAGCGTTCCGGGGAAGCGGCTCATTAAAACGCCGGTGAATTTCATCAGGGGAAACGTCACTGCCGGCGATCCGTATCTGGTACCAGCCGTCACGGATACGCTGCCGTAACTGCGGGAGCTGGAGCAGAATCCCATGAATACCTTCAGCAGCCGTTCTGACACTCAGATCAAAGCGGCGTCCAAATCGTTGCAAATCCCCGTAAAGCCGGAAGGTTGCCAGTGGCGGTAACGCCAGATCGAGTGAGTCATTCGTTGCCATCGTGGGTTATATGCCTCGCGCTTACTGAGTTGATTGGGTATGTGGTGGAGAATGGTCTGTGCACCGAGATAAACGGCGGCGTGATTCGCCCGGGAACTGGCGTAACAGAACAGGATCACATCCCCCGGCTGAATATCTTTTTTCACCCGGACAAAACCGTTGCTCTCCATATTGTCCAGGTAGAGTTCTTCACCGTGCCGCCACCAGTCATCATGCCGTTCAAAATCCGGCAGGTTGATGCCTGTCAGGTGATACGCATCCCGGAACAGGCTGTAGCAGTCGGTCACGCCGTGCACAAACTGGCGGCCCAGCAGAGGCGGCACCGGTTCATAGCGGTGGATTTTTTCGTCACAGACCAGCAGCCACGGCAGTCCGCTGTTTATCTGCATGGTCCTGTCCGCACTGCTCAGATACGGCTGGCCGCCCGGGTGACTGTGAACCACAGCCACAACCTCGCCCTGCTCACCGGCACGGATAAAATCGTCAAACCCGACAGTAAAATGGTGTTCAGGATCCGGAGACTGATTCCGGCACGGCAGATACTGCTCCCCCTGCTCATTACGGATAATCAGGCCGCACGATTCCCGGGGCGCATCCGCCTGAGCGTGCGCCAGAATGGCGTGTTTAATCATGGAAACCCTCTGAAGTGCTATTTGCTGAGACGGGAAGTGGAGACAAATGCCCCGATGCGTGACTGGTTATTGCGGAGTTTGCAGTCCGGCAGTCGTTTGCCGCATTTGTCCTTTGCCGGGTCACTGGTTGGTTTACCCCATTCATCAGCGACCGGCGGACCCGCGTAACCACATTCGGCAGACCGGTACCCCCACGGACACACGTCCGACAAAATAACCCGGCAAGGCAGCATTGCACCGTCTGTCTCACTGGGTGCGGCCAGCATGAAGGAAGCTGTTTTATTATTCAGACTGGTGACCTGTTCGATAACCCAGCGGCTGATAATTTCCTGTGACGGATCAGCATCCGGATTTCCGCCCTCAAAGTTATCTGCATCGAGGAACCGGGATTTAACTACCCGGCGGATCACATAACCGCCACCGGCCCCATCCAGCTGACTGACAATACCGGTGATCAGGCCGAACAGGTTGGACAGTGTAATCGTCGGTCGTCCTGACGGGCCTTTCCCGCTGTAAGTAAAACCCTCACCACTGACGGGATAGGGATCATAAACCTGTTTTTGCCAGATAAGCGGCTTTCGCTGACCATTCATGCCGTTATAAAACCGGTACCGGATACCGCCGATATGAGTAAGGTCGATTTCAAACAGTTCAATTTCGGGGTCGGAAGCCAGCTCAGTAACCGCAATCCGCATTTCCGGAGAGATGTTTTGCATCGGCAGCCTCTGTCATCGTTTGTGAGTAATTGCGTTATTACCGCCACCAATCAGGCTGAGTGTCATCTGACTGAAATCACCTATCAATCTTTCTGCACGTTTCAGAAGCACCAGATCAGTCTGTCTTTTTTTCAGTCTCCGCCCGGCATCCGACGAGTCTTCATCGGAGGCTTTTCTTACAACCGCAAGCATGTGCTGCAGCTGCTGAATAGTGAACCCGAAGCCGGATTCCGCCTCCAGTTCAGTCATATGGTCAAACACCAGAGCCTGTAATTCATAGCTGTAACTCATTGCCATCAGGCAGGCTTCACGCTTAAAGAATCGGTAGCACGGATAGGAACGACCTTTCGAGTCGGTGTAATCTCCCAAAAATTTAGGAGATTGATTTTCGCCCAACACTTTGGGTACCTTGACCATGAAATGGTCATGCCTTAATTTTCTGTATTCCCGACATGGAAACTTCAGTCCCTCCGCCTCGGCTTTTGCCTTACGGTCAGCATTGATGTAATCAACCATTTCCAGACTGGTCATTGTTGGCTGTCCTTCTGCGGACAATACGTTATTAGTGACTGCAAATTTAGCCATGATGCTTTCCCTATTTAGGTAATGAACCTTTGCCACATAGGAGAGCAGCCCATCGAAGCAGCATCAGCTATAACTGATCCCCTCAAAGGCTCATTCCTAAATATCGGTTCGATGTTTAAAAGCGTGTGTGCATGTGGTGCACAGGTGGATAAAACTGAATTTCAGGTATAAAAAAACCCGCCGGAGCGGGTTACTTATTTGACGTTATTTTTGTTCTTTTTCTTCTTTAGCAGAAATGCGACTATAAAACCAATTGGAAGTGGTAAATAAGCCATAAGCAGCGGGTTATATGCATCAAACCGCCCGATTACGTCAAACATTTTATAATTTATTTCATACGTGTATTGTATTATAAAAAATGATATTGCTGGCAATAAACAGCAGATTATAGCCATTTTCAAAAATCCAGACCTTTTATAAATAACAACCCCAATAACAAGTAAAATTACAAAATACCCATATAACATTAAAAAATCTGACTGATTAGTCATGCGCCCTCTTTTTATGCAATAGTTTGCTCGAACTCAGCAGTAATCTCAGTTCTGATCGCCCCTACTGAAACTGACCATTTTCGACATAATACCGTGATTGGGTGCGTTTGATGAGGGGGTTTCCAGAAAAATGCTGTCACACCTGCATGTTTTTCCAGAAAAGTCCTGATAACCTGTGCATCAGCATTCCTTGGTGATAATGAAATGCTGTATTTTTCAAGGTTGATATTAAAACCATCAGGACGACGTTGCTCGTACCCGTCACCAAAGCGAACAGAGCGAACACGGGGCTCACTCTCAATGTTCATGCCGGGTTTTACTTTCCAGGTGAATGTTTCCATTGTTACCCCATTGCTCCGCCCGGACGACGTTCAGATGCAATAACCTGCTTGGTTTTTTGCTCAACCAGCTTCAGGATTTGCTGTGTCGCCTGCGGGCCCATCTGCCCGTTGCTGCCGTCATTTTGAATGGTGATATTAAAATGCTGAACTACACCATCACCTCCACCAGCCATTTTCGCCACTACACCCAGTTTTCCGTCCAGACCACGGCGCAGCGGAAAAATCCCCTCTGGTCCGGCTTCCCCCATAACACCAGCACCTTTTGCAAAGGCAAACATTGTCGGGGTATGTACCACCTGGCCACTGTACGCACTCAGTGACGGAGAGCTATAAACGCCCCCTTTGGCATTTGGGGTAAAATTAAACCCCATCGCATCCATTCCCATAACAATCGATTTTTTAACAAAAATCTCTGTCAGCATTTTCAGTATAGATGTGGTGAACTCCCGGAAGTTAGCCTTACCGGTTGTCAGAACAGATGTCAGCTCAGTTGAGAATCCGTTCAGTGCCGCCATAGTCGCATTCTGGATCTGCGCATTTGAATCCAGTGCGGCATCACGGTAATCCCCCCAGGCGGTTTGTGCTCCGGCCAGCCAGTTAGCTCGCTTTTCCTCTTCCGCTGCATACGTTGCTGCCTGAGCCGCCAGCATTTCATTCAGCCGCGGATTGTCCTGATGAGCGGAGAGGATTTGCGACCTCTCCAGAGCCTGCTGCGCTTCGCGCGAAGATTTGCCGATAGTATCGCGGATTGCATTTTGCTTTTCAGTCTGCTGCTTAACGTATTTATCAGCCTGATCCTGAAGTTTATTCAGGCGTTCCTGAGCAACAACCTCATCACCCAGCAGTGCCAGTTTCTCATGCTGAGCCAGTACTGCCGCTTTATTTGCCAGCAACGCCTGCTCCTGTTTGGTTAACTGGCGCTTGCCTCTGGACTCTTCAGTAATGGCAATCTGAGCCTCGGTTTCCCAAAGCTTTTTACGTTCAGCACTGATTACATCCGTAACAGATTTGTGCTCTCTGAGCACGCGCAATTTTGATTCAAGTGCAATTTGCTCTTTTAATGCCGTTTCTTCTGCTTTTGTTCCTTCATCAACACGATAATCGCGTTTATTTGGCGTCTTAGGGTCGGCATATTTTTTATCAATACCGGCTCTGGCTTTCGCTATTTCATCAGGTGTCCATAGCCTGATTTTTTCACTGTCAGATGCAGAGGCGGTATCTTTTGCAGCCTTTGCATTGGCAGCAATTTCACGGTTTAACTTTTCGTGCTCCCGCGTTCTTTTTTCTGCCTGAGAGAGGCTCGCCTCAATGTACTTATTGAGATCCTGCTGGCTTTTCTTTTCTCGGTCATTGGCCTGGATAATTTTATTTTTATTATCCAGATACCCCTGCTGGGATTTAACGGCGAAATCAAGTTCGGCCTTGTTCTTTCTTAATGTTTCCAAACTACTCTTACGAGCGGAGTCGGTCATCCACCCATCACCGTTTTCAAGAGATGCGATCTGTTCATTCACACTAGCCAACTTTTCCGCTTCAGTAGGTACCCTCCAAATTTTCGCCAGTTCATCACCAGCTTCTTTTATGCTTGTTGTAAGGTTATTCCATGCCCGTTCAAGGATACCCACATCCTCACTCATCTCAATAGTGCGACGGTTGGTAACCTCTGCCAGTTTGGTAATGGCATATTCTGACGCCTCACGGGTTTTTCCGGATCTTTCCAATGCAGCTATATGTTCATACTCGGATGCGGTCAGCAGGTGCATGGATTTATCCATTTCCATAATCGCGTTGACCGGATCATCCTTAAGCCGTTTGAACTGATTAACTGTTTCATCCACCGACTGCCCGGTGGCCTGTTTCATCTGTGCAGCTGCTTTGGCCACAAGTGATACCTGGTCACCGAAGAAATAACCGGAACCGACTGCACTTGTAAGCGCAGCAGTCATATCCGACCTGGTTATCCAGCCACCGGACATCTGATCTGCCATCAGGCGAAGCTGTGCCGATGTTTTACCGGCATAATTACCGGTGGCGATCAGCTGACGGTTGAGCAGCGTCACTTCCTGCTCAGCATTCCAGGCTGCTTTACCAACCGCAGCTATTCCACCGACTACCGCCCCCATACCGCCAAAGTAGGTGAACTTGCTCATCCCCATATGACCGGCAAGGCTGCGCAGGCCTTCGGACAGGATCTTATTATTGCCTTTAAACTTCTCCGTTTCTTTGTTGCTGTCACGGAGTTTATTGATATAGATATCCGCTGATGAACTGACGCCCAGCTGTGCAGCCTGGTAACGCAGCATTTCTTTGCGGGACAGGTTCTGTGTGGCTACCTGTTCTTTCAGGCGCTGAATAAACCGGGTTTTCTGCTGTGTCAGGTTTTCATCCGCACGGCGTAACTCTGTTGTGCGCTGCGTGACGGATGAGATCAGGGTCAGATAATCCTGCTGTGATATGGTTCCGGCACGCTGCGCCTGGTTCAGTTTTGTCTGAATGACGGCCAGTTGTTCAAGCCCGCTGCCGGTCTTCTTTACCGCATCAATCTGACGGAAAAAGCTTTCGGTCATGGCATCCTGCTGTCGCGCCAGATCCCGACCGGCCGAATCTTTCTGCCTGCTGTTATTGATCTGTTCATTCATCCGGCGGTGCATGCTGTCAATTTCACGCGCCGCGGCTTTCCATTTCTGAACAAACTTATCAGCACTGAATATCTGAGACTCATCCAGCGTTTTCAGTGTGGCCTGTGTGCTGTTCGCTGCCTGGTTAACCGCTGCTGACTGCCCTTCGGCAAATTTACGCATACGCTCAGCTGACGCATCCGCACTGGCGGCGGCCTGCAGCAACTGACGCTCGACGCGTCCAACCTGCTCAGTGAATGTGGTGCTGTCCGCACTGAGATTAATGACCAGATCAGCTATCTGCTGGCTCATAACGTACTCCCCCGGCGATCCCCTCGCCTGCTGTCATTAACAGTGAGTCGTCAGTCTCACCGGTTTCTTCGCTGTGTTTCAGTAACAGAAAATCATTCAGCGACAGGTCTTTGCTGCCGCCCACCAGCGACACCACGGTGTTACTGAGTGCGGCGAACTCCAGATCAATCAGCTGATGGGTGAATGGCGTTACCCCGAAATAGGTGTACCAGTCCCCCAGCTCTGTTGCCGTCATATCCGCCAGCATCCTGCGCCAGTCCGCCCGTTTAAATTCATGAGCGAGGCGCAGGATAAACTGACGCTCACGGGCGATTACTTTTCTGCCGGTTCCGGATCTGCGACCGGTTCAGCACTTTCACCGTCTGTGGTTTTGACCTGCATATCACTGAGTTCAAGTACCAGTTTTGCCGCCTGTTCCAGTGCGACCGGCGGCCAGGTTCCGAGAATATCAGCACAGATATCATCAACCTGTTTACCCGGTGTATTACCCACATTGAACAGAGAGCGTGCTACCAGAAACGCGTTTGACTCGATATTCATACGCACATAGACAGCAGTACGTTTCAGGCTCTGCGCATCCTCTGCCGGCGCTTCTTTTTCAGTCTGAATCACCAGGTGATCGAAGTACTCCACCCGCTGTAAGGCCGATAATTCGCTCAGCATCAGTGATTCACCGTTGTACGTAAATTCCTTCTGTTTCAGAAAATTCATCATTGTTTCTCCTCCGGATTATTCCGTGGCTTTGGGGGCTGAACGGGTTTCACCTTCAGCCGGTTTCATTTCTTCCGCCAGCGCCGGGCGGCCGGAGTTAGTGATTTTGATGGTACGGGTGATCACCTCTTTTGCCGGTACCGATTTACCCAGGCTGCTGACCCATCCTTTGAACAGATCAACCGCGCCGTTCGGATAACGGATTTTGTAATAACGGACATCACCGGTATCAAACCAGCTGACCAGGTCTTTCTGTCCCTGCTCGCCGGGTTTCCAGGCCAGTGTGATATTGGCTTCACCGGCTGACTTTTCACCCTGAGCGGTTGCTTTCCAGTCGGCGTCCTCATCATCCAGATAGGTATCGTCGTAACTGTCCGCGCTGATTTCACCCGGCTGAAGCTCTTTGATTTTTGCCAGGCGCGTCCAGCCTTCGTCTGCCAGCGGGTTTTTGGTCGGGTCGTCTTTGCCGGTATAAATCCACAGCGTTGTGCCGGCGCCTTTGACTGGAGCCAGCGGGTTAGGAGGTAAAGGCATAATTTTTCCTTACATTGAATACGTCAGGTGATATGTCAGATCGGCTGAGCCCCACAGGCACATTTCATCATCGCGCTGATAGTCGTAGCCTGCCGCTGACATTGTTTCGATAAGTCCGGCCAGTGCCGGTACGGACTGCATGGCAGGATAAATTTTGTCTTCCATCCATTCGTCCAGTTTTGAGTCCGGATTACTCGCTTTCAGGAAAACTTCAATATGCAGAACAGCCTGCCACTGGTCTTCATCCACAACATCATCCGTCGGTGAAGCGTCAGTGAGATACACCGCGACAACCGGAAGTTCAGACTCCTCAAGGAATACCGGGCGCCCGTCATACACCTGAGTTTCCCCGACGTGTGCCCGCAGGGCATCAGCCACCGCCAGCCGGATTGCAGAATGTTTATGCATCAGGGGATCCTCGCTTTGATATACAGCCGGAGCTGATTTTTCAGTGCCTGCCCGAGTTCTTTCGGCATATCGGATTTCAGAAGTGATTCTGTTTCATCCGTAAATGCCTGTGTCAGCGGAGTAACCAGAGGGATTTTCACCACATCAATCGGATAACGTGAGTTACTGGTGCGCTGCATAACATGCCACCGTCCGTTTGCCAGTTGCTGAATAAACGCATCCTCAAACTTAAACCGCCCGATTTTCAGCACACTGCCGCGTCCGTTTTTATCGCGCCGTTTGCGTGACAACTGAACCTTTGCAGCACCGAGTGCAATGGCCGGGAGATTACCTCTGTTCACAAGTAACCGTGCGCGGGGCACAGACTGTTTACTGCTCGCCCGGCGCAGACGGACTCGCTGACGGATCAGTTTCTGCTGCAGTTGTGTTTCGCCTGATACCCTTTTGACACTGCGCCCGATCGCACGGACTGCAACCCGGTTTACAGCCTGAGCTGTGGCGACCGGTACCGCCGTGCCGCTGATTGTGTTCAGGTTGTTAATCGCCTGCTGAATACCATCCATATTACTCACTCTCGATAAAAATATGGGGCTTGCCGTTATAGCGCAGAGCACGGGTTACGGTGTACTCCACATTGCTGATAACGACCCTGTCATTCCGGCGTGCGGTGATGCCCGGTGTGAAAATCACGTAACTGACCCCGTCACCGCTGACCGGTCCCATTTCCGGAAGAAAATGAAACTCAACAGCACAGACAGGCTGATCATTCAGATAAATGACTTCCCCCATTTTTTCCGCTGTCAGTACATCCATCCGGGACTTCATCTGCTGAAACGGGGTCATGGCGTTATCCCTGTGCCGCCGGCGGGAAGACGTTAATCTTCACAGCGGCATCTGCGTCACCGGCAGCCGCATCCTCCCAGGCAACGCCGATCACCACGCCGCCGGTATCCACCAGATGACCGTCTTTAACGGAAGCCGCCGCCCCCGCTTTAAGCACCAGCCCGTTTTTTTTAGGCAGCCGGAAAACCCCTTCGGCAAATCCGTCACCGGTTGCACCGGCGGCAATGTCTGTAATTGCCACCGCGGCCAGTGAACCAACCTGTACCAGTGAACCGCTGGTAACGGGTTTGGTTCCGCTGTTAACAATCGCGATGGTCATCCCCTGCTGCTGAAAATTCTTAGCCATAATCGTCTCCGCGGCACCCGCAGGTGCCGGATTTCAGGTATAAAAAAAGCCCTTACGGGCGTTCATGATGTGATTATCAGCCGGATTACTGGCCTTTCACCTGGATCATTCCGCGATAATCCAGCGGTGCCACACCGGCATCAATACGGATTTTCGTGGTCACGCCGTCGGAGGTGAACCCTTCCTGCTGATCGATATACGGGGTATCGATACCGTTCAGGTAGGCAACTTCAATGGTGTCACTGCCCTGAGAAGCGGCCATGTACCAGTTTTTTTCACTGTTTTCATCCAGACGCGGCTCAGTGATAATTTCCGCAATATTACGGATCGGGTTGATGATATTGGCATTCACATCCGCCCCTTTCACACTGCCGGAGCCGACAACCTGAAGCGCGTGTGTTTCCAGTGCCGCCGGTACCAGCATAAAGGCCGGACGGATATTCAGCGTACGTTCGCCTTCTTTCTGCTGGCGCATCAGAGTGCGGCCTTTGCTGATGGTTTCCACATCCATGCCGCCGGACAGCGTATTTTTATGATCTGCACTGAACAGGGCTTTGCCGTCACTCAGTTTCCCGTTCTCTGTCAGCACGGCATACACCAGGTCACCAATGGTGGCTTTTGCGGCCCGGCCGAGTTTGTTCGGGATATCGGTCAGCGCATTCATATCATCGTTGATGATGGCCTGGCGGGTGATACTGAACAGTTCCCCGTACGTTGCCAGCGCAATGGTCTGCCCCTTGTCACCTGTGGTGACGTATTTATATTCTGCCCCTTCGCGCACCTGACGCAGTGACGGGAAACCACCGAGGCCGACACGGTGAGCAGTTTTAAAGTCACTGAGCTGACCTTTCTTCGTCCACTTATCATAGGTTTCTTCCGCCTCTTCCCAGCCCATCAGCAGGGATTTATAAGCCACATCCATCAGGATATTGCCGAAATCCGAAGTGCTGTGTGTGAATGCCGCAGCGACCATCTGCATCGGGTTCAGGGTGCTGATACCAACACCGCGCTCCGTCAGCGACATACGCGCCAGTTCACGCAGAGTCATGCTGTTATACGGGTTATCCGGCTGTGCGTCTTCGTGCCCGGCACGGGTCATGACCGATGCACGGATGCCGTCACCGGTGAAATTACCGTTACCTGCGTAGATATGAGCATTATTTTTGTTGCTTGGTGTGGATTCTGCCCCCAGTTTTTCCAGCAGTTTTGCACGCGCATCTTCAAGTGAACATTGCGTGTCAGTCACGCAATCCACCATCAGATCATTGTGTTTACCGCCGAACATGGCGAACAAGTCCTTAATGCCGTTCAGACGGGTTTGTTCCTGAGCGCGGATCTGATTCTGTACATCTGCATTATCCGGCTGCGCGACCGGCTGAGGCTGAGTCACGGTTGCGGCGGGCTGCGTGACCGGTGCCGGATTCGGCACGGAAACCGGTGTGGTCTGTGCGGTATTTTTCGGTGATACCTGGTTTTTAATAGCCTGTGGCATAGCAGTAAAGTCCTCGATACGTTTGGATGTGATACAGGCCATCGCCTGTACCGGGTCAGTAAGCTGATCAGCAAACCCGTGTGACAGACATTCATCGCCGTTCATCCAGGTTTCCTCTTCTAACATGGCGGCAATCTCTTCCGCCGTTTTGCCGGTTTTGGCGACATACGCCGGGATCAGCACATTTTCCAGCTTGTCCAGCAGGTCGGCGTAATCCCGCATTTCATCCGCATCACCCCAGGCAATTCCCCACGGTTTGTGGATCATCATCATGGCGTTTTCCGGCATAATCACGGTGTCACCGACCATGGCAATAACAGAGGCCATTGAGGCCGCCAGCCCGTCGATATAAACGGTGATCTTTGCATCATGGCCTTTCAGCTGGTTATAAATGGCGATCCCGTCAAACACTTCGCCGCCGGGGGAGTGAATATGCAGGTTAATCTGACTGACATCCCCCAGCGCCAGCAGCTCTTTTGAAAACTGCTTTGCTGAGATCCCCCAGCCGCCGATCTCGTCATAGATATAAATGTCCGCCGATTGGGTATCCGCCGCGGCTTTCATGCGGAACCAGCTTTTAACCGGTGCGGATGCTTTCGGGTTACTTGTCATCGTCCCGGGATTTGGCATCGTCAGGCGCTCCTTTGTCATTCGCCGGATCGGTGTCAAACACCAGCCCCAGCTTTCTGTTTTCATCAATTTCCGCTTTACGGCGGCGTTTTGTATCAGCAGGGCTGGAGCCTCTGGCCCGAACCCATTCCCCTTCGGTTGCCCCGCCGCCGCGCAGCAGCACCTGCCAGGCTTTGGCCTCTTTCAGCGGGTCAATCCACGGCATCACCGGGCCGCTGTAAACCGCATTCATTAAAGAAGCGGGATCAACATCCGGCGGTACATCAATCACCCCCTCCGCCACGGCCATTGTCAGCCAGCTGCGGTACATCGGGCGGGTCACTGCGGCCACAAACGCATCCTGTAAAATGCCGTAGCCCTCAAAAGACTCCACCAGCTCCTGCCGCTGGGCGCTGTAAGTGCCGTCATAATCACGTGAAATACTGGAATAACTGCCGCGGCTGCCGGCGGCTACTGCACGCAGCTGACCATTACGGAAGGATTGCAGGTTAGGGTTAGGACGGTCAGATTTGACCATGCCGATATCCTCACCGGGTGCCAGTTCATCGAAGATAATGCCCGGCTCGATGTTCAGTTCCCTGTCCTCTGATGCATCATCGCCGTTATAGATATCCCCTTTTTTGATATACATCCCGAGTGATGCAGCGATACGGGCAGCGGTGAGTTCCGCGTCCTCATAATCTTTCAGGGCACTCAGGCGGATCAGAATACCGGACAACAGACTGTGCCCGCGCAGCTGATGCAGGCGGCGGGTAAACTTAAGGTGCAGCATGTTTTCAGCGTCGATGGTTTTCAGATCCTGCGACCGGTACAGGGCTGACGGCATATTTTTATACACGTTGTAACTGACCGGACGCCCCCACTCATTGAGTTTCACGCCCTGGCAGATATTGCTGCCCGGCACATCCAGATTCAGCGGCACAAAGTCCGGTTCCAGCGCCTCAATCCAGAAATGCACCCCGCTTTCCCGCCTCAGACCTTTGGCCCGTCCGGACACCATCTGACCGAATACCTCGCCGTCACGCAGCCAGGTACGCGCCATCAGCCGTTCAAGTACCGGACGGGTATACTGACCGGTCACATCCGGACTGACAGACCATTCCGACCAGGCCGCACGGATCTGTTTTGCCAGGTCATCAGCCAGTTCACCGCCGCGCAGCAGCGGCTGCGGCTCCACAATAATGCCTTTCGCACCAATCACCCGCTCTTCCAGCTTATCCAGCAGACCGATCACAAGGTCGTGGTTGTCATCCAGAAACCGGGCCTGCTCGCGCAGTGACCGGCCGCCGGATTTCACCAGCTGATTCGCGTTACGGGATTCCCGCCGCGCGCGGTGGGTACGGGTCGGCATCGCGGCCTCATAGGCTTTTATCTGCAGGCGGGACCGCATCCGGGACGCCTGCCAGCCCGGCGCAATCAGGCCGATAGCACTGTCGATCAGCTTCATCGCGGAAACCTCGCCAGTTTATAACCCGGCCTGCCGGAGCGGGACGATAACAAACCGCTGCGGCGGCGCTCCCAGTATTCCCGCCCTTTGCGGATTTCGCTCAGGCTTTCCATCGACATGCTCTGACCGTTCATCGTGATGCTTCTGCCCTGCAATACAGCGCGTTCCGCTTCCGCGTACTGCCGGATCATGTCGTCAATCTCTTCTATGGTCATATCCAGCCACCTCCGGATGATGAAACAGGGGCCCACGCCGATGCTTTCCGTTTTTTCGGTTTCTTCGGTTTCGCGGGTCCGGTTGTTGAAATAAGGGTGATATTGTCGGGCGAGTCTGTGCTTTCGGGCGGAATAACAGGAATATCGGGTAACCGTGCCCAGGGCGGCGGTTTATCCCATTTGATTTTCTCGTACCCCTTTATGATCACCAGCGCATGGGCGTACACCATCAGGTCAAAGGCTTCGTTTGCGCCCCGCCCCGGCTTTTCCCACTTACCGCTGGTCAGCCGCTCCTCATAGGTCAGTTCGTCATAGAAAGAGTCATCCAGCCAGTCCGGAAAATGCACATAGTTCGGGCCCGGCATATCACGGCTCAGTGCAGCAGCCACCCGGTCTTTCAGGTTGTCAGTCTGCAGCAGATATAACGGCACATCCCCGGCGGCTTTCGCCTGCCGGTCAGAGCGTCCGGTGTTATCCGGATAGGATTTGGTGATCAGTTTTGCGCCGGTACGGCTGCCACCCTTGAACAGAAACACTTTGCGGCTGATACCGTCACGGCGGCACTGCCGCCAGAAAGCATACGCGTTATCAGTAACACCGCTCTCACCGCCGGTATCCACCCCCAGCATCATGACGGGCATTCTGATCGCCGGATGTCCGGACAACGGATATGTTTTATCCAGCACATCTGTTATCAGCAGCTTCCAGTCCTCCGGATAGGCACCGGGATGAATACGGACACACTCGCCGTTGCCGTCCGTCCGCAGGGATTGGGTGATATCAAACCTGTCCACAATCCAGCGTTCACCTTTTTCACCGTAGCCGGTGACCTGAACCACAAACCGGCGGTTTTTCCCGGCCTGCACGTCGACGGTTGCCACCAGAAAGCGGACACCTTCCGGCACACAGCGGATCCCGAGATCCTCAGCCCGCGCCAGCAGTTCTTCTGCCTTGCGCTGATCCTGAGTATGTTTCGGCCGGTACGGCAGCCCCCAGTCCGTATTGATCACCGTTTTCAGGGTTTCTTCGCTCAGGGTGAGCTCATATTCCTGTTCGGCGGTGAGATATTTATAAACGAGCTGGGACAGCGTCTGATAGGCGGCAGCCGGTCCCTCCATCCAGAATGACGCGATACGGGATCGGCGGGCATCGCCGGTAATGTTGCCGTACCGGTCAATATCCTGGCCGTCTTTCAGCCAGACACCGCGATTATTCAGCTTCCGCTTTTCGCTGCCGGAAATGTGTCCGGTGCAGTGCGGGCACTCAATATAAGCCGCCTCACTGGCTGTCACCGGATCCGGGTCATCCCGGTAACCGGCCACCGCATCAAACACCGGCTGAAAGTATTCTCCGCAGTGCGGACACGGCCAGTACCAGCGCTGCCTGTCACCACGGTTGTACAGCGATAAAATACCGGTGGTCGGCGGTGCCTCATGGGGTGACGACGGCGTCCATTTCTGATCAGTAATTTCCCGTCCGGGTGAACTTTCCACCAGCGTCATCCCAGCGGACATAAATGTTGTGGTACGTTTTGATGCCAGAGAGAATGCATCCCCCTCGCCGTCGATATCTTCAGGAAACCGGTCATAGTCCGTCAGTGCCACAAATCGGTAATCCGATGAGGACATGATATTGACGGACGGCCAGCCGATTTTCAGGTAGTTACCGGCGCGGAACGTTTTGTCATGCACGTTATTATCATTGGTGCGCGGGCTCAGCCGTTTAGCCACTTCCGGACTCGCACGGAATGTCCGGTCGAGGCGCTTTTTGGAATGCTCACGGGCTTTTTCTTCCGTCATCTGAATCAGCAGAAAATCCGCCGGGTCACAGACTATCGTGTAGACAATCCAGCCGTCGATAAGCCCCAGGGATTTACCGGTACGCGCCGGGCCGACAAATATCACCGCATCATATTTCCGGGATGTCAGGCAGTTCATCGGCTCAATAATGTACGGCGTCAGGGTGTCTTCCCACTGCACCGCGCTGCCGCCGCCCATCGGCACCCGCATGTATTTTTTAACGGCCTCCGCCACCGGCATCCGGCGCGGCGGACGCAGCAGCACAGAGACATCCCGGCGCATTTCAGCCGCCGACGCATAACCTGTACTCATCCGTTTTCCTCCTCTGCGTTTTCCACCTCCACCGCCAGCAGATCGCGGAGTTCATCCACCACATCCTGTGCCTGTGTGATTTGCTCAGGCTGCCAGCCGTGGTCACGCTCCAGTCGGTCAGGCCAGGTGTCCAGCACCTGGGCTATCGCTTTGATGATGGTCGCCATCTCACGGTGAGATTCTTCAGCAGGTATCAACTGGCGCAGTGAGGTTTCAAGTTTGATGCGTTCGTTTTCAGACTGGAACCAGTCTTTACGGTCTTTCGGGAACATTTTGTCCGGATCCTGAATACCGGACGGATCTTTCTCTGTGTCAGCACCGAATATCACCGGACCGACATCGCGGAGGGCATACACCGGATTGCCGCGCACGGTTCCCGCTATCGCCACATTTGCATCGAGCAGCCGCTTTTTAACCGTACCCCGGTTCAGTCCGAACGCTTCAGCAATCTTTGCAACACTCCAGTGATACGCGTCCCCGAGATTGCTGATATTAGACATTGTCACCTCACACTGTCAGGTGGATTCCTTATTTATTGTTGTTAATCAAATGGATAAACAGCGCTCAGGTGACAGACAAAAACCAGCTTTGTCACCTCAGTGTTATTTTTTATCAACGGTATCAATGAATTAACTGACCTGCTGCTGACAGCATGGAAATCCGAAAATGAGCCGTTTCCCGCGAAGCCGCCGCCCCGTGGTAAGGGTACCCCTCCGGGAGTACCTTTTCACAAACACACATATAAACAATGAGTTATAAGGTTAACGCTAATTTCTCCGTAACCAATTAAAAAGCCCACTCAGTGAGCAGGCTTTGTGATGGGTTATTGTGGTTCTGCCGGGGACAGCTCACCTTCCTCAAACCAGCCGTCAGTTCCACGGCCATCCGCTGCCAGATAGTGGATGAGATACTGATTCGGGCCGTTATGATATTCAGCACGGGCTTTCACATGACCTTCTTCGCCGCTGATGGTGACCTGCACAACCTGACCTAATTCATGTTTAAACATAGTTTTCCTCTGATATAAAAAGCCCCGCTATTTAGCGAGGCGTTGCTAAGCAATGACAACCCACCTTTGTTTATCTTCAGTTGGATGCTTATCGGTCCTTCTCCGTGATGGGGTATCCCATGAGCGCCCATTTACCCGGGTGTCTTTACGCCATCCTGACGCCTTCAGGCTGACTCCGGTTTCCGATGCCAGTGTATATGTGAACATCCTTCGGTATCCCATGGCTTTTGCTGCCCTCCAGGCTGCCGAATATAACTTAGAGCATGCATTTCGACTTCCGTCGGTGCACAGTCTGGTAACCTCAGCAGAAACCCCGTCATCAAGGATACGGCTTACCGGTCGACCTACGACTGCGATACCAACCATGTTGCCGGTACCATTAAAAAGACCGATGGCGAACTTGTACCCCTGACATCTTCCATGGTGGCGATGATTGTCAGAGATGTACTCATTGGCTGCCCTCAGCGAAACTGGCCTTAAAACTAATGCCGCGTCTGTCACTTCGCTCTCTCCGCTTCAATCTCCCGTATTGCCCTCTTATCGTGATTGCAGTTGGCAATATATTTCATGGCATCAGCCAGCAGCTCAACGGCACCGCCGAATGTCAGATCATCCGGTATCTCTACCTGCTCACAATCAGCGGTCAGTTGTGGCGGAATCGGTACCGCCGGAGCGGGAACGTATTCCGTCTGCGTACTTCCGCAGCTCACTAACAACATCAACGGGAACAGGAGTAACAGCGCATTCACTGTCCTTAAATACTGTCCTGATAACAGTCTTAACGTTGACATGCTCTGTGTCCTCAACCTGTTTGGCTTTGATATTGTCGAGTGCTGCGCGGTGTCTGATGGCAACGGCTGAAAGCGTGATGGTATTTATCGTCTGCTGGGCTGATAACTGGCCTGACAGCGTTGTGTTATTCACCTTCAGTTGCTGGTTATCCCGGTAGGTGTCATACACCCACCAGGCGGCAACAATAAACAGCGCGGCAATTACCGCTTCTTTCCAGTTCATGGCGCTTCACACTCATAGTGGATCACACCATCCAACTGGTTACCCGGCAGCGGTTTACAGTGACTCTCGAGTGAATACAGATAACAACCCGTCAACAGAGCAGTAGTCAGCAGGATGATAGCAATGATGATCAGCATTAAAGGGTTCCGTGGCATACCGCTTTCTCCGTTTCGCGCCTGTTAATCAGCCCCTGCCACTGTTTGCCACCGGCAAATGTCCAGCGCTTCATTTCGTCACATGCACCGGCGATATCACCGGCATTGAGTTTGCGCAGCATAGTGGAGCGCGAGAACGCACCGGTTCCGGTGTTATATGCAAATGAATAGATGGCCGCCCGGGTATTGTCATCAATCGGCACTTTGATCATCGGGTCAACCGCGCGCCGGACTTTCGTCAGGTCGTCATGCAACAGCGCCTTACATTCAGCGTCCGTGTACAGCTTGCCGAGCTGAATATCACTGCCGGTATGGCCGTAACATACGGTGAGCACTCCGGCCACATCACGATAAGGTTTGTACTCAACACCCTCATATGCGGGGATCAGCACCAGCGCACCGGCAATCGCCCCGGCGGCACAAGCGGCCATGACTTTTTTAAATAATCGGTTATTCATGATGTTCTCCGGCTTTCAGTTGGAATTCTTTCCGTTTGTAATACCAGTTCACCAGGAACGTCCCGACAGTACAGATGATCCCGGCAACAATAGCCCACTGGTCCAGAGATAAAACGCCAAAAGCAGAGGTTATAAGTCCCCAGGCATATGCTGTAGGGCTGGAATATTTGTCAGACATGCGCATATCCACCCCCTGCGGAGTGTTCCGTATGTTGAGTGATAGGGGTAATGCCGCAACCGGGTTATATGTTTTAAACAGGTTAAAATGAGGTGGCTGCGGCATTGTTCTGGTAATCCCACCAGCGGCGGGAAAGCAATAAAAAGAGCACTGTGGCCGAATACGGATTAGGTAATGAGCCTGTCGTATTCCAATGCTCTTATTGTTGCAGGTAATAAAAAACCCGCCGGAGCGGGTTGGTTATCATTCTTCAGGTTTCTTTTCGGGTATCTTTTCAGCTTTAATGATGATTGCCGATTTTATTTCATCACCCAATACTTTAGCGTTTATAGTCAGCTTGATTGGCTCTCTGTCCCACTCACCTTGTTGAATTATTTCTTTGTTTTCTTTTTCGTCTAAAAATACATCCTGAACCACGCAGCTAACAAGCTCACCCGTAGTCACGTTTTTCACTGTAACCTTAAATGGCGCAGGATCACCCGGCTCAACCTTAACAACTTTATATATGCCATCAACTCTTCTTTCAGCATAAGTTTTGCGTTTCGTTGATGTTAATTCTTTGGCTAATTCATTATCTAAAACAACATCATCGAACTCGATGGTGTCAGCTTTATTCAGATTTTTTAATAAATTAGCTTTTGATTCGGTAGCGATCTCATTTTGTTGCTTGAGCTGAGGTATGGACTCAATAACCCCCGTAAGGAGCTCCATACGCTTAGACTCCTGTTCAGACATAAATCTAATTGATTCCAGTGTCTGTTTTTCACTTTCTTTGCTTATTTCGGTCAGTTTTATTTCTCGCATAGTATCTAGGTAATACTTATAAGAAGAAGACGCTCCCCAGATGAACGCAGCGCTTATCACTGTTATTGCTATCTGTTTTCCTGTCATTTTCTTAAGTACCGATTTTTTAAGCGATTCTAAAAAACCACCAATGTTGATCTCAATTATAGATGAGCCTTCCTCGATAGTTATAACCAACTCTATCGAGTCTAACTCCTCTTTAGACAAACGCCTGTTCTGATCACCATATTTAAAAGCTGCGTACGCTTTATTGATATGCGACTGCATATCAATAAAGCCCTTCATTACAGATGGCGTGATGCTTTTATTAAACTTATTGCCTGTAAGCCTAAAAGTTAAATTCGGCCAGCCTTCAAATGTTACATTTTCCGGAATTTCATGACCTTCCGCGTACTGAGCCACCAGCCTAAAAACATCATCTTCCGAATTGATGGTTATAGTATCTTCTTTCAAACCCATCCCCTAAGCATTTTGTGTTGTTTTATTTGTACACGCATAGAGTAAACGCTATAAAATAATACCACCCTGCAATGTACGCCACTTCGACACTGATACTGCCTATTGATTTTATGATTATAATATCAATATTGCTTATAGGTGGTTATCTGGTAATTTAACCAGCAATCAATGACGCAAGGTGCCTGCATGAGCACAATTAGATAATCGTCTGGGTAAAGCCGCACACAACTCTTGTGTTAAGTGATAACGAGGTGATTGATACTGTGGCGGCGTATATGAAAAAAGGCCGCACATGGCGACCTTTGTAATTTGTTTTAAGTCACATAAGTGGAATTTCAGTATGGACGATAAAATTGAGTAAACATAAAATTAAATAGTATGTAGTGTCATACATCACCTTGTTACATATGCTTTTTCGCCGGTTGCTACTCACCGGCTTTTTTTGTACCCGAAATTAGTGGCTGATTTAGTTCAGCCGGACTGCCCTGTGCTACCAGAGCCTCACAGCAATTATCCAGTTGTTCGGAATAACCGAACATGTGAACTATCCGGAAATTCCGGATAGTTGAGTTATCTCGGCCTTAGTCTGTTCAAACCGTTCCGCTTCCATTTCCACTCCCAGGACGCGACGGTTATGCTTCAGTGCGGCTTTCAGTGTCGCTCCGGACCCCATAAAGAAATCAGCGACCAAATCACCTTCACGGCTGCTGGCTTTTATGATGTGCTCCATCATTGCGGCCGGTTTTTCACAGGGGTGCTTTCCGGGATAATACTGAACCGGCGGGAATGTCCACACATCGGTATAAGGCACATCAACTGATACCGTGAAGTAACGGCGTAACAACTGATACTGATCTGCCAGTTCGTGATATTCACGCCTGAGTGTATGTTGCTCACTGACCAGATCATTATGTTCACGGTATAACGGGTTATTTTGCTGACGTTCTGCGGCAGCCCTCTGAAAAAGTGCCTGTAATTTCCGGTAATCCGCTTCATTCGGTAACTGCCACTGACTGTACCCGAACCAGTGTGAAGACATCTGCTTGCCGGTTGTCTGGTCAATTTCTTTTGCCGTGATACCCAATGCATCACGCGCCTGCCGGAAATACTCAATCAGCGGGGTAAACACATTTTTCTTCAGTTCATCCCGCCGCTGGTGGTACTCACTGCCTTTTCCTTTTACCGGCCCCTGATAATGCTCTGCAAACAGCAACCGCTCAGTAGACGGGAAAAAACAACGCAGGCTTTCTTTGTTTTGCCGCCGCCACGGGCCGGAAGGTTTCGCCCATATGATATGACTGAGAACGCTGAACCTCTCCCGTAACAGTATTTCTGTATCTGAGGCCAGACGCGAACCACAAAACAGGTACAGGCTGCCGTTTGGTTTCAGTACCCGCCAGAATTCAGCCAGCATTTCGTCCAGCCAGGAAAGGTAAGCAGAAACATCCGGCCACTGGTTATCCCAGGCACATGTTTTTACCTGAAAATACGGCGGGTCTGTGGCGATTAAATCAATGCAATTGTCCGGAAGGGTTTTGATATAGCTGAGTGAGTCGTCGTTGACTAAATTAATACTGTTTAAATTAACAGTGTTTTTCATAGATCCGGGTAACCTTTTTTGTTAAGCTCCCTTTGCTTTGTGCACACAAGCAGTGGGCCTTGGTTTATCCGTGATCGCTTTAACGGGTGAATGGCTGGGAAGGTGCTACCAACACCCACCAGCCGCCCATTTCACAGTTTAAAGTCGTCTGAACCGTTCACCGTTGCCGCAGTCTTTCAAAAGACCGGCAAGGCTGAACTGAGTAAGAAGAAGTTGGCAACGCGGCAGGGAAAGCCCTGACAAGGCAGCCGCATCGCTGACGGAGAAAACCCCCTCCGGTAACACCTCAAAAAAACAAGCCGCTGCTGTTGTCATATCTTTATGTTTTAACATGGTATTTTATACCTTTGGTCAGTTATTGTGCATAAATACACATGTAACTCTGACCAAACGTAACAGCAAGTCTTATGTTTATTCCAGGCAATAAAAAACCCCGCGATTGCGAGGTTTATATACAATTATGACAACATATCAAATTACCATCAAATATGGCTCAAATTATTGACTTTTGCAAGTTTTAGCTGCATTTTTGCGCCATATTTCTGCCCTGTTGTTTCTCATTTTCCGTAATGCCCCGCAGTCCAGGGTTTTACAGATAAGCAACAGTTCCTGCCAGTGTGTTTTGTAGTTCCTGCACCAGTTATCAGAAGCTACCCCCACCAGCTCGGCCAGCTCAGACTGATAGTAATACCCGTCTTTATTCAGGGCGTAATCCTGCACTGCCAGCCATACCAGCGACCTGAGTCGTTCTTTTACTTTCTTCGACACCCGGCGGCCTTTAATCCGTTCCTGCATTTCGCTCCATACATAGGCGGTGATAGCCGTCTGGTGTGAGAACTTCAGTTCCTTACCATAGCAATACAGCAGCCAGGACTGCTCCGCCTCATCCAGTTCCATAATTGCCCGACGCCAGGAGCAGTTCTGATAGTCCACCCGGTCAATAGGTGGCATCGGTAACACGGAATAGTGTGTTGACCAGCAGGATACCGCCTCGGTTTCCCGGCTTACCTTTCTGCCGTTCACGGTAATATCACGGGGCTTTTTACGTGGGTAGCGCGTTGTGTTTCCCAATACAAATCCCTCAAATGCTTCAAGCTGGCCTTTGGTTCTGCTGCTGTGGTCAGTCATTGCGATAGTCGCCATATCCCGCAGGTACTGCAAATCGTGCTCAATCATCGTTTATCTCTCCGCGCTCCGCACAGCGCATTAACCAAAAACGCCGATCCCGTATGACCGGTTCATAAACTTAAATAACAACTCCAACTGACTGCCGTGCTTTGCTTCCCATGCTGCCGGATCCCGGTGTAACTCGTCGTGGTGAACCCGGCACAACGGGATAGTAAAAATGTCGTGTGCTTTTGTACCTGTGCCGCCGGTACCGTGACCGATGATGTGATGCGGGTCGTCCGCCTGCTGGCCGCACACACAACACGGCTGGCTTTTCACCCACTGCAGGTATTTCAGACACTCCCAGCGCTTTAATTTAGGGATCCGCATAAAACTTGCTGGCGGCTCCGGTTCTATCTCAGGAACAACGACAGGCTTTATCTGCTCTACGATGTCATGAACAATCCGGTTATGTGAGCGCGGCTGATGAACAATGGAATGCTCTGTCATGGTGCCGGTTATTTCTTCTTCCGGTGGCTGCATCAGGATATATGAGCTGATAAAAGCCGGGAGGTGATCACTGACGCGGCGCATTACCGACCAGGTGAACAAATCGGAAGGATTCAGAAGATGACCGGCAGGCAGCCGCAGATCGGTAAAGATGTTGCGTGCCACAAACGCCCGTTGGTTGTGTAACAGAATTTCGTCCACCTTCTGCCGGTGGCCGCCTCCTTTCCGGATGATGTTGTCGTGGTGCCAGCATGTCCGGATAAAACCGTCTTTATGGCGGGTCATGGTCAGTTCAGGGTGATGATACGGATCCCCGGCGCTTTCTATCTGGCAGTGGTCCACTGATTTAACGTAATGACGAAACCCCTGTAAACCGCCGGCGGCTTTTACAACGGCGGGATTATCCATGAAGCGCAGCACCCGTTCATCAGTCAGCAGCGGCTGTGCATCCGCCGGTACCTGGCCGGACGGAATACCATTCATTGAATGTGGCGCCACGCTCACCACATAGCGGGCACCGTTCCGGAAATTGCAGAACTCCGCGCCCAGATTAAAAATCAGGAGCCGGGCATCTTTCTGGATAAAGCCGGTTAACAGGTAATTCATCAGGCCACCGCCGGAGTCATCATCAGTGCCAGAAGTTCCGCTGATTTACTCTCAAAGAAATGCGGCTGCGTTTCCCGCGGATTTGCCGGGGATGTCATATTTTTACCGTACGCCAGTCCCCGCGTCGTTATCGCCCAGAACAGGCGCTGTGTACCACGTGAGCCTGGCCGGGCTTTCTGCTCCACAATCCCCAGCTCAGCAAGGCGTTTGTATGCTCTGGTCGCAGACAATGCGGCATTGTGATTTTTCAGCAGTGTAGTCAGGGATGTTGTCGGTCTGCTGGAACCATCCACCGCGCCCGCCGGTGCATCAATCGTATAGGACGGAGCCAGATCAGGAAGACCAGCCATCTTTTGCAGCTTCTGATACCCGCCAAGCTTTGAGGAATTCGAGAGATTCAGTGTTTTCGCCATAGACTCCAGCAGGATAGCTCCGGCCTGAACCTTATCAGCCAGCTGTATCGCCTGCTGTGTTCCGGCCACCACATCGAACGTGCGGATCACTTTCAGATTGAATGAAGGACTGATCCACATCGCATAGGCATAAACCAGTTCTTTGCACACATAGGTGCCCTGCTCGGTGCCACCACGCAACACATTTACCGGCTGTGTACCCGAGTCGCAGATTTGCAACTCGGCAATAAGTTGCTCTGTCTGTGCATTTCTCAGCCAGTAAGGCGGCTTATGTCTTTCCTCTCCACCAGCGGCCCGATGCAAATCATTCAGGCAATAGCGACCGTCCATATCACGGCGCACATTAATACCATCGACAATAATCAGATTGCTCATCGTTATCTCTCCACTCATTAAGCGCAGCCGTATACTGCGCGTTTTACATAGGGGCTGATCGTCACCACGGATTTACCACCAGCGACTTTTTCACCCCATTCAATATCAAGATGCTTTACCTGGCTGTCGTCATTCCAGATACCGGCATGTGTCAGTGCGTCCTGTATCGCCTTGATGAAGTTATCCAGATCCCGGCGGTGATTCGATGGCGGGAACAGCACCAGCTTCAGGCTGATATCACCGGTGACCGGTTTCGGTGTCCGGCCGTTAAAATGATCCAGGATGTCAGCAATAACATTCAGACGGAACCGGCGGCCGTTTTCGCTGATTAGCACCCGGCCTTTTAAGGCTCCCCGCGATGGGGAGCGCCAGTAAGTGTTCATACTCGGCGGGAACGGGAGGGTCAGAGTTATTGCGCTGTGCATGACGGTCTCCTGTTCCAGGCTGCGATCGCCTCATCTTCATCAAACCGTTTCATCCGCACCCCACATCCATCACAGGCAACACCGTACAATGTCAGGCCGTGGCTGCTGGGGCGGTGTATCGTGATATCAGCACATCCGCAAAACGGGCACGGTTTTAGTTTCTGTATCTTTTTAATCAGCTTACTCACGCCACCACCCCGCTACTCTGTTTCATCTCCCGGCGCTTTGCCGCCAGTGCCGTAAATAACCGGTTATGCGCAGATACAAACCCGCGCTCTGCCATATCTGCCGGACTGGACAGGATTGGGCCGTTTTTGCGCCGGACCTCATTCGGGTTTTCCCGCATGATGATCACCAGCTTTCTGTATTTCTGCGCCTTATCTGCCGCGTCAGGTGACAGTGAGTAAGCAGTACCCTCTGTGTGGATACGGCTTATTTCCGTAGCTGCACCTATATGAGCCAGAACAGCTAATGCGTTCCGGCTTGTGCTGCGTGATACTTTGTATTTGTCCATGATGTAGCGGGTCGTGATTGCGGTACCTGCCGGGATGTCAGTTGCAATTTTGAGATAGAGAATCATCACGCGGCCTCCCCTGTTTTCTCCATTTCCTTCACCGCATGACCAATGCGGGCCGCCGCGGTAACCAGATGGTCAGGATCCATCTCAATCCCGATAAACCGAAACCCTTCCGCAATGGCCGCTTTGCCGGTGCTACCTGAACCCATGAACGGATCAAGTACAGTTCCGCCTGCAGGTGTCACCAAGCGGCAGAGATAGCGCATTAAATCCACAGGCTTCACTGTCGGATGTGTGTTTTTTGCGCCACCAGTGCGCCCAGCACCGGCTCTCGGGTTATTGATTCCGGCACTGCCCTCTGCGCGGCCACCGGTCATTTCGGATGCAGAGGCGGCAATAAACCGCTCCATACCTGCATCCCGGTCAGATTTACTGACCTTTGCGCAGTAAAAAAACCTTGCCGCTGAAGATGCCGATTCAGTGCGTGGTTCCGGGTTTGAAACTACATTTTTCAGTGCACCGTACACCCTGTTGCCATTGTCTGAACCATCGTTCCTGAGTTTCCCCTGCTGTCCTTTTGCATCAGGAAATGCATTTATCACTTCGTCGCTGCCGTCATGGATAATATTTGCAGGCCAACGCCCCTCGTTGTTCTGTGTCCATTCGCCCCCTGCAGGTGTTTTGCCGTCCCGAACATCAGACAACAACCCGCCTGAACCACCAGCCAGCATTTCTTCTGTCGGTACACGGCACGGGTCAATATTCAGAGCGCCGGTTCCGTATTCCGTGACATTATCCAGAATCGTGCCGTTGAACGGTTTACGCGCCATGACAATGGGCTCATGGGCTGGTTTTAATGCCGTTCCTTTGCCCCTATGCTCACCATCAAGGTTTTTCGATTTAGGGAAGCCACTGCCGTAAATCCACATAATCTGATCGCGTATCTCAAAACCAGCATCCTCAATGTTTACCACTAGGCGGTGATATGTCCGGCTGCCACCAAATGCCAGTAAGTGACCACCCGGCTTTAATACCCGCAGGCATTCAGCCCACTGTTCAACAGTCGGCACGGCGTAGTCCCATTTATTCGACATAAACCCGATGCCATACGGGGGATCGGTTACGATTGAATCCACTGAGTTATCCGGGAGGTTTTTTAAGGCATGCTCACAGCGGCCGCCAATCAGTTGGTAATCCATCAGATAACCTCTTTGTGCTGGTAGCGTTTAGCTGTGGCGCGGGTCATGAAATACTGCCGCTCGATATTCTGAAACCGGATATGGTCATCCCAGCCACGGCTGCGGCAAATGCGGATCACCTTATGGCGGCTGTTCCAGTGGTCTTTCAGGTCACGCAGTACCCACCACCGGCGAATCTGATGCAGGACGGCCAGCACCGAGAGCACACTCACACCGTAAATCTCTTTGCTTTCTGAGCGCATGTTCATGCTGCCTCCCGTTCTTTTGCGGCCTGCTCTGTGGCCTGTTTCCAGTACCCGCGAAATGCTGCCCGTCCGGCAATTTCATTCATCCGCCCAATGTAGGATTTGTGTTTTGCGACCAGCTCCTGTACGCGGTTTTCCGGTTTCCAGTCGGAGGATGAGAACATTTTCCGGAAGACTTCATCGCACTCAGTGGTATCGATGTTTTTTGAGTCCGCGGCGCGCTTAAACCCTTCGGCCTGTCTCAGCCAGTAATTAAACCCTGCGTTCCAGTCGGTGTATTGGGTACCCTTGCTGGCGTGGTAGTCCCTGAATTTGCCAAACTCATCCTGAACATCCAATCCGGCAGTTTTTGCCCGTTCAGTGTGTTCCGGTGACGGGGCGAAGTTTTCCGGCATCACGGTTTTGCTTTTGGCTTTTCCGCGAACAGGATTAATATTTTTATTATCTGGATCTATGACTGGATCATTACTGATTCTGGGTGCAGCTCCTGCACCACTATCGGAACCAGTTGCACCACCTGGTGAATCTGCTGCACCAGTCCCGGAACCATTTGCACCACTCACCCCCGCAGGATTTGCACCATATGGTGCAGGAGATTCACCACTAACGGCGGCAGCATTCAGGCGCAGATGATAGATATTTGACTGGTTCAGACCGTTGGCCGATTTGCGGGATTCGATACGAACCAACCCCATTTCCACCAGGGCGTTAATATGGTTCTGTACTGAACGCTCTGACATTTCGCACTGCTCTGCGATGTACGGCACAGACGGCCACGACTCGCCCTGGTCGTTGGCATTATCAGCCAGTTTGACCAGCACCAGTTTGCGCAGCGCGTTGCCGGTTTTTATCTGCAAAGCCCGCGCAGTTAAAATCATACTCATGGTTTCACCTCATCCACGCGTGTATACCGCTCCTGAAAGGTTTTCAGAGGTTCAAAACACGGATGTTCATAGCCCTCACGCATGAAAATCACCCGGCTGTTTTGCCGGTCAAACCGGATAACGTGAACTTTCCGCCCACGGCTGTCGGTGTAATACCGATCCAGATTGTCAGCTGTTTCTTTAGGCATCCTGTCCTCCGCTGCGGTAATAGTATTTTGACCAGTATTCTTTCAGCTCTGCCCGCTCTACCATTTCCGGTGCTTCCCGGTAGTTGTCCGCTATGCCACCAGCAGGTATGCTTTCAACATAACGAAACGGTTCATTACCAATAACGAGGCATTTAAATTGCTTTTCTGGTTCTGAATGAGTTAATCTGCTCATGCGTTTATCTCTTCGCACAATTGATATAGCGCGACCGAAGCCGGAGGCCGTATACCTTCGGCTTCACCCTTTCTGGTTACCTGAATCATTTCCCACCCCGTAGACCGCTTTCAGTGATGCGACAAAACCCAGCGCATAGGCGAATACCTTGTTCATTTTTTTATAGATGGCTGTCATCTCTTCCGGAGTCAGCACATCGTCTTCAAGGCTTTTCTGGATAAGTGATGCAAGTTGTCCCTGGTGGGAGCTCAGGTTTGTCTGTATTTTGAATAATTCCACTTCGTCGATATTTTCGGGTTCTATCGCTTCCATCGGTGTAATACCGTGCCGGTCCATGTGGTATTCGACCAGGTGACGGGTTTTGGTCAGGTCTTCCATCGCTTCCAGCTCGTCATTGTCGAAAAACCGGCAGCCGTTCTTCTTGTACAGGTTGTTGTTGAATGTCGTCAGTGACATGCCCAGCGCGCCAGACAGCGCTTCCCGCCCACCCGGCATGGCGCAGCACATCTTTTTTACGACTTCTTTCAGTGATTCATTCTTCATTGCCTACTCGCTTTCTGACTGGGTTGTAGTTAACGGATGACGATCCGTATGGCAGAATTAATCCGCGTACAAGTCAGGTCGAAGTTCGCATCTCGCAACACCTGACGCCTTTTCCACAAAAACAACTTTGGACGCAGGTGTTTGTTTTTCCCTGTTAATCCAATTCCATATTTGTTGCTGTTTAATATTTTTCCCTGACATTTCTGATAGTTGGCGAGCCAATTCAGTTTGCCCACCAGCAGCTATAACCGCTTTCTTAAGCGCGGCTACAGGTCTTGCATCTGGTTTCGCCATAAGTAACACCATTAAGTAGTTAATAACAACCTTAATATACACAACAAGCCATCACTTAACAACCTTTCGGTGTTGGATGGTTAAAACAAAAAGTTGTAATCTTAAAGGGGGTAAATAAGGGAGTTGTGATGAGCATTGCAAAACGACTCGCAGAAGCGAGGATTAAGGCAGGGTTAAGCCAGCAAGAATTGGCCGACATAGTTGGTGTATCGCAGCAATCTATCGGAAAGATTGAGGCGGGAAAAACTTCGTCACCAAGAAAAATAGCTGATATGGCCAGAGCGTTGAATGTATCCGCACACTGGTTACAATTTGGTGCTCAGGATGAAAACGCTAAAATTGCAGATCTGGCAATTAAAGATTGGGATGATGTTCCTGATGACCCATATGAATTTGTGAGTATTCCTATTTTGGATATAGATTTATCCGCCGGCTGCGGCGCCAATGCTGAAATTATAGAAACAGAGATAGGAACATACCCATTCCGCAGAGAAGAGCTAAATCGTTACGGAGTTAACGCTGAGAATGCTCGCCTAGTAAAAATAATAGGTAATAGCCTCTACCCAGTATTAAACAGCGGGGATATGGTTGCAGTTGATATCACAAATAAAAGGATAAAAGACGGCGACCTCTATGCCATCAGAGATGGGGTATTGCTTCGTGTTAAAATATTGGTTGGTTTGCCGGATGGCGGACTCATTGTCCGTAGCTTTAATTCAGAAGAATACCCTGATGAAGTGCTTAATTATGACCACACCAGGGCAAGAATACACATTATAGGTCGGGTTTTTTGGTCATCAAGACGCTGGTAGTACGGTCATCAACTGATCTTCGGTGATAATTTTTATATCTGATATTCCGCTTGTCTTCCACTCCAGCGTTTGTTCTATTTTTCGCCCAAAGCTGGAGTAAACCCAATCACGGGATGATAAAGTGCCTACAACAAGAAAATTTGTTCTTTGCCTGACAGATTTATCAATTACACCACCATGTTTTTTTATTTTTTCTGCAATATCGGCGCGTTTTCCTGATAAAAATTTCCCTGTTAAACAGAATGTTGAAGAATTTATCATTGATGGTTCGATGTGATCAGTTGGCAGTTTTGTAGTCATACCATCAACGACCCCAAGCTCAACATCACAACCAGTGAAAGCTACTAATTCATTATACAAAAACTCACTTTCATCTTTAGTTATTACGCCATCGGCCAAAACCTCAGTGACACATTCATACAGGTGTTTTCCTGGGTAATTATTTTTCAACGCCCCGTTAACGGTGAGCCACCAATTAAGATACCTCACCTCATGTTCCGATAACTTCCGGTCTGCTATAAGCCCCTTGCATAGGCCAATTAGGAGGTTAATATCTGACTCTTTTGAATACAGATCTAAACTTGGAAGATCCATCAAGTTTTTCTGTATACTCGCAAGCTCCTCTTTAAGCTCTGAGCGTTCATCCTCTGTAATAATACCGTCTTCAAGTATCCTATTGATTCGCATAACTAATAACTTAACAATATCATTGTCAGCTATTGCATCAGCTTCTAGCAACCAAGTACTTAAATACAGAATTTCATCATCTTGAAGTACACCATCCGACAATATCCCGTCAATAATGCTGATTAAGTTAGCAAATAATTTATCTCTGTTTTTCTTGTAATTATAAGAAACCTTTAGATTTTCCATGGACCCTCCATCTTTTTTTATATCCTTTACCTTCAGTCAAAATAAATCAAACCACAAAAAGTTGTTGACAACACAACTACGACAACTTACATTACAACTTAACGGTGTTATTAATATTTTTAAAAGTTGTGGATACCACGAGGATAACCAAATGCAAACCGAACCAATCATCACCACTAACAACATGTCAGTAGACGATGTTGCCGCGTGGATCACCGAAAAAGCCCAGGCACTTCAAAAACTGCAATCTCTGCGTGCAGAACGTGACAGAGAGATCCGCGACCACGAACGCACTATCAGTCGACTCGATGAAGATATCATCAAGTGGGAAGAGCGCTGTGCTTTAACCGTACAACCGCAGTAACGGCTGCGTCTCTGAATAACTGTGTGAAGAGTAAACGACCCCATAACAATAACCATGCAATACCATTAGCGGCCGTGCATACCACGGTGCAGTCCACCAGCCGGCCGCCATTTTTTACAAATATAAGTCCACCGGCGTAAATCGTCCTGCCGGATAGATACCTTGCCTAACCGCTGGTGGACTTATCTTTGTGTGAAGAGACAACGAAAGGAAAAACGCGATGAGCGAGAATAACCGTATGACCAGTGTACCGGACTTTCTCTCCGAGTTAGACGCCGGTGTGTTTGAAAACAAACTTTCTGCTGCACTGAATGAAGTCGCTTTCGGTACCAATAAGAACGGCGGTACCGGTGAAGTACATGTAGTTTTTAAATTCACTCAGTCAGATGAAGACCGCGTGAAAATATCTCACAAACTAAAAATGATTACCCCGACCAAGCGCGGTAAAAAATCGGAAGAGGATACAACCGAAACACCGATGTGGGTTGGTAAAGGTGGAAAACTGACTATTCTGCCGGAAGACCAGGGGCAGTTATTTGGTATTGACGGCAGTATCGACGGGAAATTAAAAGCCATTAATTAATTTCCACTTTTTAAATAAATCATTCCATTTATTTTTTATGTTTTTAATTAAACAGGAGCCTTTGTATGTCTAATTTAGACGGAGCCGCTATTTCTCAGATTCAGAATATGGCTGTTGCTGCATTAAGTCTGGATGCTGTAGAAAAATCCCTCTGCCCTGCTGTGGTTTTACCGGGTGATTTCAATGTTAAAAGCCTGGAGCACTTGCAGGAAGGTCGCTACCGCTTCCGTGGTGCGATGGACACAACCAGTATCGCTGATTTTGTGAAATATTCCCTGCAACACGGTATTGAGGAAGGTGTCAGCTGTTTTATTGATGCTGATGAGATGGCTGCTAAAACCATCTTTAATATCGGTTCTATCGGTGAGCCGGGGCATGCTGATAACACAGCCATGGTATCACTGAAAAAGACCGCGCCATTCGCTTCTCTGCTGAACGTGAACGGTCGCAAATCCGGTCAGAAAGAACTGGCGGAATGGCTGGAAGACTGGCGCGATAACCTGATGGCATTTGATGCAGAAGGTAATGTTATTGATATTAAGCAGGCAATCAATGCTGTGCGCAAAATCACCATCGAAGCAAGCCGTTCCGCAGATCATGAAGACAGTGATTTCGGCGCTAAGCGCTCAGTAATGGAAAGCGTGGAAGCAAAAAGCCGTGATGTTATGCCAGCTGCGTTTCAGTTTACCTGTACACCATACGATGAACTGACTGAGCGTGCTATCAAACTGCGTTACAGCGTTCTGACCGGTGGTGAAGTGCCTGTGCTGGTACTGCGTATTGTTCAGTTGGAAAAACTGGAAGAGCAAATCGCACAGGAATTCCGTGATCTGCTGGCTGATAAATTCGAAGAAACTGAAATCCAGACGTATATCGGTACTTTCAAAGCATAATTATATTTCATGCCGCTTTACCGGCGGCATTTTTATATTTCAGCACCAGGGAATTAATTACTTATAAAAAGTAACGGCTTTTTATTATCTAAATTGTGTGGAGAGATAAATGTCATATATAGCAACCAGTACCGGAAAACATATTGATTTTACCAATATCACTCCGGATCAGATTTGTATCGAAGATATTGCTCGCGGCCTGTCGAATGAATGCCGCTTTGCCGGGCAACTGGAAAGTTTCTATTCTGTGGCCCAGCATTCTGTATATGTCAGCCAGATTGTGCCGCCGGAGTGCGCACTGGAAGCGCTGCTGCACGATGCCGCTGAGGCGTATATCAAAGATATCCCCTCACCGCTGAAAGCCATGCTGCCGGACTACAAGGCCGTGGAAAAACGCATTGAAGCGGTTATCCATGAAAAGTTCGGCCTGCCACCGGTAATGGCAGTTGATGTTCACTATGCCGATCTGGTCATGCTGGCGACCGAAAAGCGGGATTTTGAAATAGACCCCAGCAGCCACTGGCCGATGCTGGATTCAGCTCCGCCACATGATGACATCATCATCCAGCCACTGACACCACCGCAGGCATATCACCAGTTTATGGCGCGGTTTGAAATGCTGACAGCGGAGTAAGGCGACGATTATGAGCTTTCAAAACGACACAAAATTGCATGAAATGACATGCATAAAATCAGATGGCCTGCACCGGCATTATCATTTTTCCAATCCGAGGAATTCGTGCTACTGGTTCGATATTGTGACAGTGCCTAGTTATTTATTCATGACCGGCGATATGGGGACGTGGGCCTTTAGCCGTATACGCGACATGATCAAGTTCTTTAATCACGACGGCATTGATTATGGGTACTGGGCTGAAAAATTACAGATGGGCTCAAATCGTAGTGAAGCTTCAGCTGCATACAAAGAGGTCGATTTATCTTCAACTCTTGAATTTTATCGCCGGTCATTAGAAGAATGGCTCGCAGATACCATTGAAGGTGAGGACGACAAAGATACATTAAGTGCAATTAAAAGATCATACAGAGAATTTGCGGAACGTATCGGCCGGTTAAAGTCACTTATATCTGATTATTCAAGTGGAAGAATATCAGAGCATGTTTTTTACCGCGCTGTAGCAGAGGCAGACATGGAAGACGACTCATGGTCTGGTCACTCGTCACCGTGGGATTGGGAAAATTTAAGTCCACATTTCAAACCAACATATCACTACGCATGGGCGTGTGAAGCAATTCAATATGCCTGTCAGCGTATTGCGAATAAAGAACTGGCTGAGGCTGCGGTCGATAAACTGATTTTATTTAAGCAGGTGTCCGCATGAAACCCATCCTCGATATGTGCTGCGGCAGCCGAATGTTTATGCACGATAAGCAAGATCCTCGTGTGTTGTTCAGTGATATCAGAAATGAAGAACATACCCTGTGTGATGGCCGTCTGCTGGAAATTACACCGGATATCATTGCTGACTTTAAAAATCTGCCGTTCCCGGATGAAACATTTTACCAGGTACTGTTTGACCCGCCCCACCTCGTTCGGGTCGGTAAAAATAGTTGGATGTTCAAAAAATACGGCTCACTGGATAAGCACTCATGGCGTTCTGACCTTGCTGCCGGTTTCAGAGAAGCATTCAGGGTGCTGCGGCCACACGGCAGTTTAATTTTTAAGTGGAATGAAACGCAGATATGGGCGAGTCAGATTCTTGAGCTGACTGAATGTAAGCCTACCATTGTGCAGCGTGTCGGGAAGAACGATAAAACGCACTGGATGGTATTCTATAAAGGGGAAGAAAATGGATAAATTCAAACATCTGATGATTGACCTTGAAGTTATGGCTAAAAAGCCGGATGGCGCTATAGCAGCTATTGCTGCTGTGCCGTTCGATATGGTTTCCGGTGTAACCGATGATGCGCTTTTTTATGAGGTGGTCGATCTGCGTAGTAGTGCCGGATTGGGCGGAAGTATCGACGCTGATACCGTGCTGTGGTGGCTGGGTCAGAGTGAGAATGCCAGGGGTGAAATTACTAACAGCACAATAATGATTAATCTGCCTGTTGCCCTAGCCCGACTTCATTCGTTTGCCTCTGAGTTCTGTGGAGAACAGGTTCAGGTGTGGGGTAACGGAAGTAGTTTCGATAACGTTATTCTGCGATCAGCTTATGAAAACTGCGGGATAACTCCGTTCTGGAAGTACTGGAATGACCGGGATGTGCGCACCATTGTCGAGCTTGGCCGCAATGCCGGCATCGACCCGAAAAAAGATTTCCCGTTTGTTGGTGAAGCACACAATGCACTGGATGATGCATTGCACCAGGTGAATTACGTGGTCGCAATCCACCAGCATTTATTTAAAAACCTCTAATCGTATACGGCGATGTGTGGAGAGAAAACTATGGCTATCGGAAAACTTATGAAAGCCAGCGCATGGGCAAAAAGAGAATTTGAGACAGGATCAATACCCGATAACAGAACCGTCCGGCGCTGGATAGAAATCGGATCGCTGAAAGGCCGAATTGTTGACGGAACTATTCTTGTTCATTCATCTGAACGATGGGGAGTTGAGTCTGAGGTTTCCTCATGCGTAAGCGATCTGATTAAGGCTTCATAATATGGCACGACCTCGCAAGCGGGAATTCCGGCATCTGCCGGATTTCCTTTACTATGATAAGTCAGCAAAATGTTACCGCTTCATACTTGTAAACGGTGTCCGTAAAAGTGTTGGTACTGACAAGGCAAAAGCTATAGCCATTGCCCGTGAATACAACAATATTATGCGCCAGGAACGTGCAATCAGCGTTACCTCGCTGATCACTGACTCTGGTGGTGTTAATGGGGAATCACTACCACTCACTGAGCATTTTGATCGGCTGTTCGAGCGGATTATTCGTGACGAGCAACCATCAAAAAGCACCCTGTCCGACTGGATAAAAGATGCTGAACGTGTGAAAGAATTTTTTAAAGATATCCCGTCCGCCGAGATCACCCTGGAGCATGTGAACGGATTTATCGCTGAATACCATGCTGACGCATCAGCAAACGTTCAGAACCGGAAAGTCGGATTCTTGAAGAAAATTTTCAGTTACGCGATGGACGAATCGCTGATGCTGGATAACCCGGCAGAACGCAAAAAAATGAAACGTGTCGACAGTAAACGCCGGCGGCGATTGTCGTATGATGATTTCCTGAAAATCAGAGCGTCAGCTGAACCCTGGCTCCGTACTGCTATGGATCTGGCTCTGCAGACAACACAGGCACGGCTTGAAGTATCGCGCATAAAATATAACATTAAGGCACCGAAGGAAAACACCTGCGGGTGCGTCTGGTTCCCGGAGGAAAAGAACGGGATTTACGGGATGCTGTACATTCATCGGCAGAAGGTACAACACAAGGAAGCTGCACATGTAGCAATACCGATCGGTAAAGTCATAAAAGAAATTATTGATAACAGCCGCGATAACGTTGCCAGTCCGTACATTGTTCACCGCGTTCCTGAGCGGTTACCAAACAAAATAAGCCAGTATGTAAATCATCCCACACAGGTGGCACCGGATTATGTCAGCCGGGGATTCTCAAAAGTCAGGGATAAAGTTGGGGTTGGCGCACACCTTGAACCAGATGAAAGGCCAACTTTTCATGAGATCAGAGCGCTGGCCGCATTTATGTTTAAACAACGCGGATTTGATCCACAAGCCAGGATGGCACACAGTGACGCTGAATCAACAAAAATTTATACTGAAAACCATGTCGACTGGGTTGAGGTACCGCACTGTGAAATCGCATAAATACGGGTGGTAAAACGAACTGTAAGCCTATGATTCGTAAAGCGCAAATATTGAGAATAAAGCACTGTTTGCAAATACAGTTAAAACGATATTATTTAATTAATATCATGCAGTTACATAGCAACGCGTCGGTGTCATGGGGTGTCGGGGGTCGCAGGTTCAAATCCTGTCATGCCGACCAGTATTTATATAAGAAAACCAACCTCTTATGGTTGGTTTTTTTGTGCCTGTAATTCGAAAATCATCACACCTTAAGCATTTTCACCGTTTCATCGATATCTATCTCATCTTCTGAGAAAATCAGGGTGGTGCCGTGCTGTGTGGTGATCGCCAGTTTTCTGAGTGTGCGCATTTCGGCCGGGCCGGCGGATTTTGGTTTGATGTTGTTCATCAGTACGCCGACAGACAGGACTGCATTCTCTTTATCAATCCCGGTATCTGCCGCTTCTTCCTCACTGTAAACCACGAAGGACTTAATGGCCGTCAGCTTAATACGCTCACCGGCGATAAAAACATATTTGCTTTCCGGCACTACTTTTACCGCATAGGCTGACAACCCTTTATTATTGGTGCCGGGCTCAAATGTCACGGCGGCATTTTTCTTAATCAGGTCAGGATTGGCGACCTTAACCACATGAAAATAACGGTTATCCCCGTTCTCATCTTTGATAAACCCAAAACCTTTATCTTCAAACCATGTTGTGATTGTTCCGTTCATCGCCGTTACCACCTGCTTAATCATCTGTTGCTGAGTCATTACAGCGCGCAGTATAAAGGACAATGCCCGCGCAGACCACGCCTTTGGCTGAGATCCGGCGTAATCTTCAGGCACCCTCTTACCTGCCAACCGAAATTCCGGTTAAATAATAGCCTGACACCATAATTTACTGTTATCATCAAAATATGATTAGATATTAATATTATTAACTAACTATATTCCGGTAATCGAGATGTCCTGCAAACGTAAAATTCCGCTCGGAGAAAACGTGCTGGATGCAGCACAAAAGCGGATTGAATGGCTGTTTGATACTTTTGAACAAATCACCCTTTCCTTTTCCGGCGGCAAAGACTCCACCGTTCTTTTTCATCTGGTTGCAGCAGAGGCCAGAAGACGGCACCGGAAATTCAATGTCATGTTTCTCGACTGGGAAGTACAGTATTCCGCTACTATCAGCCATGTTGCTGCCATGAAATCACTCTATGCCGACTGTACTCAGCGGTTTTACTGGATAGCGCTGCCTGTCACCACCGAAAGTGGTATTTCCCAGTATGAACCGGCCTGGACGGCCTGGGAACCCGGTAAAAAATGGGTCCGGCAACCACCGGAAGATGCCATTACTGACCCTGATTTCTTTCCCTTCTATCATCCGGGGATTATTTTTGAAGATTTTACTCCCTCATTTAATCAGTGGATCACCGGAGATCATCACAGCTCTGTCATACTGCTGGGGATCCGCGCCGATGAATCATTAAACCGGTTTCTCGCCATCAGTAATAACCGGAAACTGCGTTATGCCGATGATATCCCGTGGACAACCGCATCACCGGAAGGATTCTATTATATGGGTTACCCGATTTATGACTGGCATGTGAAAGATATCTGGACTTATATTTCCCGCAGCAGACTTCCTTACAATACGATTTATGATCTGATGCATCAGGCCGGTGTCAGTCTCAGTAAAATGCGGATCTGTGAACCCTTCGGCCCGGAACAGCGCAGAGGGTTGTGGCTGTATCATGTCCTGGAGCCGGAAACATGGAGCCTTGCCTGTGCGCGGGTCAGTGGTGCGGATGCCGGTATGTTGTACACACGACCCGGAAATAAAGCCGGTTTTTTCGGTTCCCGCCAAATCAGCAAGCCTGCCGGTCATACCTGGAAATCCTACGCCCGTTTTTTACTGGCCAGCCTGCCGGAAAAAACCGCAGAACACTACCGGAACAAAATTGCGGTCTATCTGCACTGGTATGCAGAGCGGGATTATCCGGACGGGATCCCGGATGAACAATCCGGTGATACAGGCAGTAAAGATATTCCGTCCTGGCGACGGATCTGCAAAACCCTTTTACGTAATGATTTCTGGTGCCGCTCACTGGCATTCAGCCCGACCAAATCTCATTGCTACGACAAGTATTGCAGGCGCATACAGGCAAAACGCAAAGACTGGCAACTGATATAGCAGACGGATAACATAAATATGAAAACAGTACTCTCTTTACTGGAAAACTATCTGAACGGACTGGATAATGAAGAACAAACAATTGAGGCACTCAACCGGATAAAACTTTTTTTACATCAGCGCAGTCCGTTTAAAGATGAACCGGTCGATTGTGTGCTGTGGGTAAAGCGGGCACAGGTGACCGCAAATGATTATAATCCGAACGTGATGTCACCCTCGGAGAAAAAATTGCTGGAAACGTCTCTGACCAAAGACGGTTATACCCAGCCGGTTGTTGTGCTGCCATCTCCGCACGACCGCTCAGACTTGCAGGTGGTTGATGGCTATCATCGTTATTTATTAAGCCGGAAAAATGCACTGAAAAAACGACTTAACGGATACCTGCCGGTAACGCTGCTCGATACGGAAAATCACGGAGTTGCTGAACAGATGGCCGTTACTATCCGCCATAACCGGGCCCGCGGACAGCATCAGGTTACCGCGATGTCAGATATTGTCCGGGACTTATCACGACTGGGCTGGAGCGATGAAAGAATCGGAGAGGAACTGGGAATGTCGCCGGATGAAGTATTACGGCTTAAGCAAATCAGCGGTCTGGCTGAACTATTTTCTGAGCGGGAATTTTCTGAAGCCTGGACAGTAAAATAA